AAAGTAAGTTGCCTGTTGTAATTACATCAGCTCTTGCAACTGAGTATAAAAGCAAAAGAAATATAATAAAAAGTCCTATTAGCCATTTCATTTTAATATAAGTTTTTTGATTGATTTTGAATTATCAATATTTAATTCTAACTCTGCCATGGATTTTATACATTGGTATTTTATGTTACCACCAATTTTTAAACCACGTTTAGCAACGCGTGCCCCTGCTAAACATTCAGACATAGATTTTTGTATACGAGCTTCCTTAATTTCTCCTCCTATTATCATAAGTAAAGCTACCACCATTTCTGTCATTGGTGACTTCCGTTTGCTCTAACTTTATCTTTTAATGCTTCTACATCAGACAATAGTTTTTCTAATTGTTTTTGAGTAAATTCTATGTTGACTTTATTTGTCATATTCTGCTCTTGATTTTTTTGTAATTTTTCTACGTCAGAAAAAAGTGCTTCTAAGAGCATGTACTGCTCCTGATCCGTGGGCAGTTGTTCACTTTTCTTGAGAAGATCAGCTTGAAATAATTCTCTTGACGTTTCTAACGAGGTGAGTCTAGCTGTAATCTCTGTGTATGCGAACACGCCAGCCACAACGCCCGCGATTATCATGAGCATGTTCTTGACGGGCATACTTACAGAAGTATTCTCGCTTATTTTCATCTAGGCCCTTGCCAGTCCTCTGGTTTAATAAAATTTTCTTCTTTATATTTTTCCGCAGCTTCTTGTTCTGCCTTTAATTTTGCTAACTCTTCGTCAATTTTTTCTCTATCTTTCATACGTTTAACATACACGTCATAGTCTGGTCTTTCATGATCATACTTAGACCATAAAGCTTGTGCCTCTTTACCAATCTTACCATCTATTGGACATGGTGTTCCTGCTTGTATCATAGACTCAAATACTCTTTCATCCTGACATAGTATAGCAACCGCAGCCACTTTCATACCAAAATCATTTAATATTCTTGCTAACTTTAATCTTTCACAATTCTTATCTATTGTGTGCTTACCACCACTAACACCTAAACCAAATGTTTGAACTCCAAGAGACACACCCACAGCACAAACATCTTGTGTCATAGAGTTGTATGATGGTGCACTAGAACTTGGTGGTGCAGACTTTACGTTAGAGTTTGTTGTACTGTTTGTTGTACTATTGGAACTTGATCCAGACTGGTACGTTGTTGTAGCAGTTGATGTGTAACCACCTTCAATAGCTGTATTAGATCCTGATGTGTTTGTTTGCGTAGATCCACTATACGCAGGTCCACCACAAAAAGCTAGTAATACCAATAAAATTATTAGCACCCCTGTAAAATAATAATTATTTTCTACAGTTTTAGCTCTCATTTTTTTTCTCAATCTTCGAATCTTTACATTCACAGCCTTCACAAGTACACACTCCGTATTCATCTGCATGTAGTTCATTATCTTCGCCACAATGGCAAGGATGATGACACTCATTACAGAATTGTCCTAATGTCATTTTTTAAACTACCAATAATACTAGTATTACAACTATTAAAATTTTAAAAACATGGTATCCCCATAAGTTTTTAACTTCATCAACAATTTTATTTCCATGTTGTTTTACTTCATTAATCATTTTTCTTCTCCTCAATTTCGTAAAAGAAGTCGTCAGTATCGGCAGTTTGCCACTTGCCTGTGTCTTCTACGTTCCATTCTGATGTTTGCACTTTCCACTTAGGAGTCTCGTCTTTGACTGTAAATGACGGTAAATTCCATATTATCCTGTTATTTGGCTGTGCTGCATAGTTGCCATCATCTAAGGCAAGTATGTGAGCGCACTTATGTTCGTGCGGTATTTCCGAGTGTTCGGTATCTAATATATTAGACTCTGGGTGTGCAAAGTCAACAGTAAATAAATATTTACCGTGATGCCATTGTTTGTCTTTACCTATATATTTTCCAGATGTGCCTTGTATTATATCCCAACTAGTAACAGCAGGATAATAACTAAAACAATTCCAAAGCTGAAGTTCATCAAGTCTACGTTTAGGAACATCTTCTTGTCTAAAACCCCTCTGTATGAAGGCAGATATCGGGAGACGATAAAAGATAGCCCCGTTCTCCATAATCGCATGAAATAAAATAGCACTTCCAGCAATAGATGATATGCCGAAGATAATACAGTCTTCAACTTCTCCATGATGTTTTTTAAGATCATATAAATACTCCCTTCTTATTTGTGCATATGTTGCGGGTATATTTGCATTTAAGTAAGCCATAGTCAATCCTCATTTTATATCTCCCCAGTTCTTACCAAATTCATAATCCACTTTGTTTGGTATTTCTAATTCAACTGCGGATTCCATAATCTCTTTTATACGTTTAGCTTTTATATCATCTTCCACAGATATATCTAGTTCATCATGCACTTGTATGTGTGCAACAATGCCCTCCTTATATAGTTCTAACATAGATTTTTTTGTCATATCTGCAGCACTACCTTGAATTAATTTGTTCAAAGCTTTGTATGTATAAGCACGCTTGATACTTGCTCCATGTTCCTGTCTAGCCTGATCAAAAGGTAACGCCTTGTGCATACCAAACTTACTGGGTTCCCATAAGTGAAACCTGCATAATCTACCAAGTAAAGTTCTTATTTGTCCACGTTGTTGCGCTCTATTTGATACAGAGTTCATTAATGATTTTACAAACGGAACTCTCTCATGATAAATTGTAAATAGTTCATCTGCTTTTTCTTTAGATACTCCTAGCTCTGCTTGTAGCTTTGCTTTACCCATACCATAAAATAGTCCAAGATTAATTGTTTTGGCTTGACTTCTTGGTATGTCCGCCATCTTTGCAACGACAGTATGAAAGTCTGCATCATCATGCATGTAAGAATCTTTAACACTAAAGACACTTGTGTCTTGATCAAGGGATGCGTAGTGAACTACTAGTCTTGGTTCTTGTTGACTATAGTCAAAGCATCCCCACTCGCAACCAGACTCAGGTATAAAGAGGGATCTGATCAATGGACCCAAGTCTTTGTTGCGGGCAGGAATTTGTTGTAAGTTAGGATTAGAGTAACTAAACCTACCAGTTACTGTTCCTCCTGTGTCCGATCTAATTTGATTTATATCGGCATGTATTCTACCATTATGTTCGTGTTTTATAATAGTATCTATGAATGTTGTATGTGCCTTGTTTATCTCTCTAGCCTTTGATATACATTGCACTAAAGGATGTTCATGAGTGGAGAGAAAGTTTTTAGTAAAAGAAGGTGCTTGTGTTTTTAAAGTTCTCTCGTATTCTAAATTTAATTTATCAAACACTTTCGCAATCGATCTTGCAGCCCATATTTGAACGTCTACTTGTGTTTCTTTATGTACTTGTTGTAGCAATTGTTTTTCTTGTTCAGCTAACTGCTGCTTTAATGTGTGAGCTTTTTGAACGTCTACTCTTACTCCTAAAAAACGCATATCAACCAAACAAGGAAAAAGATCGGTTTCCAAATCAAAAATAGATTTTAAATCTTGGTCCTTTATTTCTTTTTGCATGGTTTTCCATAAACCTAAAGTCAACTCTGCATCACGTTCAGCATAATTACCTACATACATCGCAGGCAGTTTCCACATGTCAGCTTTTGGATCTATACCCCATTCTTTTGCAGCGTTGTTTAATTCTGTTTCGTTTTTACCTTGACTTAAATAATCCCAACCTAATGATCCAAGATCATATCTAAATCTATTTTCATTTACGAGTGATGCTGCAATCATCGTATCAACTATTCGACCATTAATTTTTATACCCATGGCTCTGATCCATGACACATCATACATGGCGTTGTGAAATATTTTTGTAGAAGTAGTTTTACAAATGTCTGTAAACCATTGAATTACTTTACTTTTTTCTAGATTACCACCACCCTCATGATCGAATGGAAAGTATCCAGAGTAGCCATCTGTTGCAACTGCAATACCTACGACCTTACCCTTACCAATCACAGAACCAGATCCCATAGTTTTTAAATCTGGGTCGTGTGTTTCTAAATCGATTGCAATCTCCTCACAAAATCTTAGATCTGGAAACTCTTTGGGTTTGACCCATTCTGTTTGTGCCTTAAATATCATTTATAATCTCTTTCAATTATCATTTCTAAATAATGTATGGCTTTCAATATGTCATCCTTTTTCCCCTTGTGCGGGTGTCTGCATATGTACTTTATAGCGTTACCCTCTGCAAAAAGCAACTTATTATCATTTATAAACTTAGAGGGCTGTATTTTAAAACTGATGTAGTGTGCACCAGAAATTTGTTTGTCATATGCACTCATAATTTAAACTCCTTAGATTTGTTTTGTGATTTTATTAAATATAAATTTTTCATAGTTCGTGTAATACCCACATACCAAACTCTGTACTCTTCATCTTGT